TTAAGGACGAATTAACAATCAATGGGGCTCCAAAGTATCTTTACATGAAAGCAACGTTTAAAAACGCTAAAAATGGTAAATCAACAAACCTTATGGTTAGTAATGTGGCGTTACCTATAGAAAGATTAATCAAACAACTTTATACTAGATATATATTAACCAAAACAGATAAGGGGTTTTTCTATAAAATAGATACAGCCTATAACTCAGTACCAAATAATGTAACTGAAGTTGTAAACACGGATAACATAACAGTTAAACTGTATCAAATATTAGCAATATAATGGAAGTACTAAAAAGAAAAATTCTACTAGAAAATAGTGTTGATAGAACACATAATAGTCCTACATGGGGTGTTATGACTGCAACTACGTTTTACATTAAGATTAGTTTAACGCAAAATATTGACGATATGGGGTTATTTACTGATTTTGAGTACATACCTAAAGACAATGCTATAACATCAAAACCAGATTATAAAGTATTGATTGATAAATTAAGTGCTAGTGGAATTACATTCCCATTTATGCAAGGTGCTACAGTTCCAAAATTAAAAAATTTAACTAGTAATGATAAATTTACATTAAGAATATCAGATAAAATAATATCTGACTATTATGTTTATGGTAATACAATAGTAACTGGGTTAACTGAAAGTAGAATTGATGAGCTTAAATCATATGATAACCTTAATGAATATAAAATAGGTTTTGATATGTATACTGAGACATATAATAACTATAAAAATATAGCATTAACTGGTGTTAGTAGAGTACACTCAATGGGTGAACCTAGAATATATGTATTTGACACCGTTGCAGATGCTAATATAGGTACTAATAACCAAGTATATGGTATTAAATTCTTGGAATACACTGGGACAAGTAGAAATGTTGTAATTGACAATCTTCAATCAACAATTAACTTAACTAGTTTTAGTTATATGAGTGAAGGTTTGAATGAAACTAACATTTCTTTATCAGCAATTACTAGAGAAGAGTATTTATTTGGTATAACAACTCCACCAGAAGTAGAAAGTGACGTTTACATAGATAGAGGTCAGACTAGTGTATTAGATATGCATTTAAGGTTATCTGAAATAAAAGATTTAGGTGAATTATCAAGATATGGAAACGGATTTTATAAACTAAAAAGACAATAACTCTTTTTTTTAATATATTAGTTGAGTTAGTGTTGTATTAATTTAGCTTTATTTATGAAAATTTCACTATTCATCTGTTTAGTCCCACCACATAATCGACAACCCTTACCCATCATATGTTTATGTGGTGTTTGTTCAAACATACCATGTACTGTACATATAATATTTACTTTAGTGTTGTAACTGTTATATTCAACCAAAGAATAATCATATTTAGTATTATGTACCAATATTGACCTTTCAATAAAATTGTTTGTATTTAATATTTTACCCAGTTTTAAAACTTTGTATATTTATAAATATATAATTTACGTTTTAATTTAAAATAATTATAAATAGGTTACAAATATAATAAATAAAATAATAATAACAAAATTAATAAACAAATAATATGGCGACTGGAACGTATGGAATTGTAAGACCAGCAGATATATCACCAGATGATGTGGAAGTGTTTTACCACTATACACCATCTAGAGATAATATCGGTAACACTAACTTAATCAAATTAGACTCAAATGAGGTTTTGATTAAAATTGATAACCCTAATAAATCACAATCAAACATAACTGGTTTTGAAGTTTTTGGTGGAATGTATACTCTTAAATTACCAGTAGTTACTTTTAGTGCTAAGGGTTTTTATACAATATACATAAAACCAGTAGAAATTAGAACTAAAATTGTTGATTGTGGAGCATTATCCGCATATCCAGATATTAAAGGTATTTTATTTGATATTTCAACAATACCTACTCAATTTGTTAATAAATTCGAGAATAATGGATTGGTTGGGTATAGAATTGAATATATTGACACAAATACAGCAGCTGAAGACGCTAAAATAAATAATTTCTTTAGAGTTATCACATCTAACAATAGAGCTGAGCCAGTTAATCAAAACTTAACAAATAGTAATCAAAAAGCAATACGTTATCGTTTTAATGATAATTCAACATTAACTTATTGTACTGTATCACCAAGTTCTACATCAAATGTTAAACCTAATACATTACCATTTATTGGTCAACCAAACCAACAAGTTATTATCACAAATACTTTCTTTAACCCTATTATGGTTGAGGTTGAAATGGTGCAACATGATATTGAAACATTGGCATTTGGAATCTTTGGTAATCAAAGTAAAAGTCTTGAAGATGGTATTTACACTATCTATAACTTTAACAATGATATTTATAAACAATACAACCTTTATGAAATTAAAGACCAATTCACTGGTAAACCATTGTTTGAGGTTAGAGATGAAAGAGCTAGTATTGATTTTACAAAATCATTTACATCAGTAACAACATTATAATAATTAAAGAAAATGTCTAGAATTAAAGTCGTTGGATACGCTAAAAAAGAGTTTTTGGGTAATGGTATAGAATATAGACCATTTAATCCAGATTTAGTTAGTGGGCAGTTAGGTAACACTACTGGTACTACGTTGTTTACTATGGGTAATTTTTCCATAACAACCAACATGGAACCTAAAAATGATAAATCATTTATTACAAACAAGCTCTCAAATTTTGTTACCCTAAGTGATTTAAAGGTCACCCCTACACAAGCAAAAACAATATTAAACAACAATACAAAGGTTAAACTTAATTTAGATAAAACAAACCTTAACTACTACGCTTTATTTGGTTCATTCACTGAATTTGTTAGAGTTTCTTTGGAGGAAATTATAACAAATTGGCCAGCATCGTTACATACCAATGCTAACATGTCTGATAGTAATGGTAACGCAATTAGCGGTTATACTTATGAAGATTATAACTATAACTTATTAACTAATATATCCACATTTAAGGTTAATACAACTTTTATCGAAAATAATTTTGATATTAATTATTTGGCTAATGGTACTATTTTAAACACATTTAATGAAAATAATCCATTAAGAGACCTTTCTAGTGAATATCTATCGTATGTAATATCATTTGGTGATGTGGAAACAAAAATATTAGAATTTACTGGCTCAACCAATAAAACAAATGATTTTATATATTTTAAAGTATCTGGTGATGTTTTTAGTGGTGGGTCAACTACTGGTATTAACAGTTACCATATAAAACCAAAACAAGAACAAGTTGAAAATTTTTTCAATGGGTTACCAGATTTTCAAGCTTATTTATTAAATAGACAAATATCACCAATATATACAGCAACATTTAGATATCCAATAACAACAGATAATGGTTCAGTGTTCTATATTAAAGAATCAATAACATGGCCAGTATCTGACGGTTATAATATTGACTTCCAATCATCAAAATATCTTCGTTTTATAACAAAATTGGTTGATATTGCAAATAAAAATGATTTAAAATCTAGTGACTTAATCAATAGATTCTTGGTTACTGAATCAATATCTAATTTTGATACAACACCAGTACATTTAAGTGACTTAGACCAAGATACATCTGGCCAAAAAGTTAATAAAACACTTAGGATTTATGGTAGAGAATTTGATGAAATAAACAAACTAATAACTGGTATTGAATTTGCACGAACGGTAACATATGATAAACAAGACAATGTACCAGATGTTTACTTAAAAGACTTAGCTAAAGTATTGGGTTGGGAATTGATTTCTTCAGTTACTGAGAACAATTTATTATCTAATTACTTAAAAAGAGGGTCTTCTACATTTAGTGGACAAAGTGTTGGGTTAACGTCAGCTGAAGCTGATGTTGAATTATGGAGAAGACTTATACTTAACTCACCATGGATTTGGAAATCAAAAGGTGCTAGAAAATCAATTGAATTTTTATTAAGATTCATAGGGGCACCTAAAGGGTTGGTTAAATTTAACGAACATATCTATAAATCCAAAGGTCCAATTAATTTAGAATTATTTAAAAAAGTGTTAGAATTAAATGGGTTAGATACTGATTTAAGTATATATCCTATTGATTCTGAGGGTTATCCAAGACCATTCGCTGACACGCCAGAAATGTATTACCAAAACTATGGTTTATGGTATAGACAAACTGGTGGTGCGTCTTCAGATATTGATGTACTTACTGGTAATAACCCACATTTAGGAC